CTTACGGTGGAGCTGGTGGGTTTGCTAACACTACTGCCACAGGCGGTGGTGCTGGTGGCGGTTGGTTGGGCGTTGGAACATCTACGGGTGTTGCAGCTACTGGTGGTGCACCACTAGGAGGAACCATAAGTGCGACAGAATCTACAAGAACTTCTACATTTGGTGGTGGAGCCGGATCAAACTCTTCTACGGGCGGTATCGGCGGATCTTCAGTTTATGGCGGGGGTGGCGGGGGTTACCAAACATCTGCTGGGGGTTCTTCTATTTTTGGTGGTGGTGGTGGCACTTTTGTCGCTGCTGCAGGATCTTCAGTTTATGGTGGTCGCGGAGCAAACAGCACTCTAACAGTTGCTGGGATTCCTGGTGGTGGTGGAACTATTACTGGTGCTGGCGCTCGTGGCGAAGTCAGAGTATACACATTTAGATATCTAGATGAAGTTCAAACAAGATACGTTCTTACTACTCCTGGAGAAACAGCAGTAAAAGTTCCTGCAGGATACACAACAGCCACAATTAAACTTTGGGGTGGTGGTGGAGGCGGAGGCGCTTCTTGGTCTGGTTTAGGTGGTATTGGTGGTGCTGGAGGATTTGTAAAAGGCACAGTTTCAGTTACTGCTGGTGAAACATTGTTTGCATTTACTGCTGAAGGCGGAGAAGGTGGACTTACTGCACCAAACGGTGGTGGTTCAGGTGGATCTTGGTCTGGTGTTTTCAGAGGTTCAACTCCGTTACTTATAGCTGGCGGTGGTGGCGGCGGAGGTGGTGGTCGTGATGCTACATACGCTGGCGGTTCTGGTGGAGGTGGTGGTGGAACCACAGGTCTATCAGGCGGCGGAGGTACTGCTCTAGGTGGTGGCGGCGGATCTCAAGTTGCTGGGGGTGCCGGGCGCGAGGGTGATAGTGCTACTGCATCATCTGGTGGTTATCTTTTTGGTGGCGATGCTGTCAACGCAAGTAGAGCAGCTGCTCTAAATGGTTCCGATGGTATTATAACAGCTACTTCAGGATTATCTGGTAGAGGTGGTTATGAAAGTGGACGTGGCTCCGGTGGTGGCGGTGGTGCTGGTTATTACGGAGGCGGCGGTGGTGCTCGAGGCGGTAACGGTAACGATGACTCTGGTGGTGGAGGAGGTGGCGGTTCAAGTTACGTTACTGGCGCAACATCCGTAACAAACACACAAGGTTCGTCTGGATCTACTACTGCTCCTGGAAATGCTGATGCTGATTATAGAAGCGGTGTTGCTGCTGGTGGTAATAGAGGCGCAGTTTCTGGAGATTCAGGATCTTACGGTGGTAATGGATTGGTAGTTATAGAGTTTGCATAAGGGTTAAACATGTCACAAGTAAATACTGCTAAATTATCGACAGATAGTGTAATTATTGCTGGTAACTTAATTATTACCAGTGCTACAAGTAATTTGACTATTCAGGCTAACACAACAACTATGATAGTTGGTAATAGCACAGCAAATGTTACAATAAACACAACTGCTATCAGTTTAGGAAATTCTACTTCTAATACAACAATTAATACTACTGCGTTTTCAACCTCTAATTTGACTTATGGTGGCGTAACATATGATCGCATATCAAACAGTTCAAATATATCAAACGCACAAATATTTACTGCAAATGGAACTTGGTCAAAACCATCTTGGGTTACTAATAATGATTTAGTGACAATCATGCTTTGGGGCGGCGGAGGTGGTGGCACTGGAAACTCTACAGGTTTCTCTTTAGGTGGTGGTGGTGGTGCGTGTGTTATAGTTAATAAGTTAGCAGGTGAATGCAACTCTGTCTGTAACGTAGTAGTTGCAACAGGTGGAGTAGGAAATACAACTACCGCAACAACGACTGCTGGAGGAAATTCTATATTTTATCCAAACAGCACAGTGTCTGCGGCGATCACCGCATACGGTGGAGCTGCTGCTAATGGAACTACTAATTGGGCTGGTGGAGGCGGAGGAGGATGGTTCTCATCTGGCTCTACTTTTACTGGAGGCAGTCCTTTGGGTGGTGCAAATTCAGTGGCCAGCACTTTTGGTGGTGGGGGTGGTGGAAATAGCACCAGTGTTGCTGGTGGTGCATCAGTTTATGGAGGCGGAGGTGGCGCCTCTCCTGCTGGCGGCGGAAATACTATTTACGGCGGCGCAGGAGGCGGTAGTGGAATTTCTATATTTGGCGGTAACGGGGGAATCGTACTAAGCACTACACTATTAAGGGATGGATATGTTCCGGCGGGTGGTGGTGGAGCGAATACTACTAACGGTGGTAATGGTGGTCGCGGCGAAGTTCGTGTGTTTATAACAAAGACAGCAGGTTAAAATGTCAACATTAAATGTAGCTAATGCAACAGTAACAGATACAGGTTTATCTGGTAGCGTTATTGTAAAATCTTTAAACGTATTAAACAATGCAATTATTTTAGGCAATTCCTCAGTAAATAGCTCTGTAATTACTGTCGGTAATGTAGTAGCTAATTCTTCTGGATTAAATACTCCATTATTGGTTGTTGGTGGTCAACCCTTTAATGGATTTTATGGCGGCATCCTTGATTATCAAGAATTTTCTCTTAGTGGTACATGGAATAACCCATATTATGCATCGGCTGGTTTAACTTACACATATTATACACAAGGAACAAGTACAAACCCAACGACTGAAGCTGGATTAGATGCGTTATTCAACACTGTAACAGTCAGTCCAACAGTAACTTTCGGTGGTTCCGGAACACATTCTACTACCATAAATTGGGCAGATGTAGCTACTACTGGAGCTGGAGGTGCTACAGGATCTAAACCTGCATATCTTCCGGCTGGTCAATTTTCTTGGATGGTAGAAGGATATATACTTGCTCCCGAAACTGGTACATACTTTTTTGGTTGTGATGGCGACGATGCTATGGACGTTTTTGTAAATGGCGTTAATGTTGCTAATTTTTATGGTGGTCATGGTTTTGCAGCTTCATGGACGGCTGGCGTAGGACAAGTTTCTGGCTCAATAAGTTTAACAGCTGGACAATACTACACGTTTAGAGCAAGAATGCAAGAAGGTGGAGGTGGTGATGGATTTCAGGTCGGTTGGAGAAAACCAAGCGATGGTTCTATTGCATTAATCCCTTCTAGTGTATTTTTTAAAAGCACAACTGGAGCTCCAGCAGGATTAACAGGAACAGAGCAAGTAATAGTTTATGCTATCTCTGGTGGCGGTGGTGGTTCTTCTAACAACAGTGTTTCAATTGGCGGCGGTGGCGGTGGTGCTGGTATTATAACATATGAATTGTCAGATTTAGGATCAACTGTTGCAGTAACTGTTGGTACAGGAGGAAGTGCTTCTAGAACAACAACAACAGCCACAGGCACTGCTGGTAGCGGATCAAATTCTTCTTTCGGATCTTTTACTGTTTGTGGTGGTGCGGGTGCATCTCCAACTACTGGAGGCGGTGGTGGTGGAACATTCAGTAATGGAGCTACTACTGGAGCAGGTGGAACTCCATTGGGTGGTGCTACAGGAGCTCCTGGAGGCGCATCAACTTACGGAGGTGGTGGAGGTGGTAATGCATCTGGTGCTGCTGGTGGATCAAGTATATTTGGAGGCGGTGGTGGCGCAAGAAATGCTAACTCTGGCGGTAATTCAATATACGGCGGTGGTGGTGGCGCTGCTGCAAACTCCAACCAAACAATGGTTGGTGGAACTTCTGCATTTGCAGGTTCTGGCGGTGCTGCTAACACTTCGGGCGCATACGCTGGAATTATCCCAGGAGGAGGTGGTGGAGCATCTAACACTGCAGCAAACACAGGTGCGCGAGGTGAAGTTCGCGTATGGGTAATAGGATTACAAGGAACATGATAACCAAGCAACAATTAAAACAAATAGCACCAAACTCAAAGGACGAGATTATTGATCCTTTGGTTAAGTATCTAAACATTCATATGCCAAAATATGAAGTAAACACATACCTGCGTGTATGTCATTTTCTTTCACAAGCTGCTCACGAATCTGCATCTTTCCGCACTCTCGAAGAATATGCTTCAGGTGCAGCATATGAAGGAAGAGTAAAGTCTCTTGGAAATACTCAGAAAGGCGACGGCATTCGTTACAAGGGTCGTGGTATTTTCCAGCTTACAGGCAGAGCAAACTACCGCACTATCGGTGCTAAGATTGGATATGACTTAGAAAACAATCCTGAGCTTGCTGAGTCTCCAGAGGTTTCTGTTTTAACTGCTCTTGAATATTGGCAGTCAAGAAAGCTTAATGCTCTTGCCGACGCTGATAATGTTGAGCTTATTACTCGTCGTATTAACGGTGGTCTAAACGGTTTCGACGACCGCAAAAAATACTTGGCTAGATCTAAACAAGTTATACCTAAAAATTTCAGCTTTGTTCCGCCTCCTGCACCACCAACAGATCCTATTGTGCCACCTATCGTGGTTGCTAAAGTTGGTGATAACTCTCCTTACGTTGCTGACCTTCAAAATATGTTAATTAGGAAGGGCGCTAAAATAACTGCTGATGGAGCGTTTGGTCCTAAAACAGAACAAGCAGTTAAAGAATTTCAACAAAAAAACGGTTTAACAGTAACAGGTTCTATCAATACTGATACTTTAAACAAACTAATGGTGTAAACATGGAAGAAAGCTGGATTAAACAATATTGGAGACCTGCAATTGCATGGCAGTATCTTGCTGTCTGTGTATTTGACTTCATAATTTTCCCTGCTGCATACATGTATTTCTCACAACAACAATGGAATCCTATCACGCTGAAAGAGGGCGGCTTCTATCATTTGGCTATGGCAGCTATCATTGGTGTTGCAGCATGGACACGCGGGCAAGAAAAGATTACAAGAATAATGAATGTTGAAGAAATAGAAAAAACAAATACAACTCAAACACCAACAGGTAAAAAATAATGAAAAAACTAAGAGATATTTTAGAACAATCCGCCGCTGATGAAGGACGAAATCAAGTTCAGCGAAAAAGATTAGAAATTCAGAAGCGAATTGAAACTGGTTTTGACAAGGTAAATAAAGACCTAAATCAAATGAAATTTCCGCCGATGCCCGCTGCCGATGGAACAAGTAGAATTACACCAAATGATAATGTAGATTTTACTGGTTCAAGATATGATCTTGGTAACGGACAAACTGTTGATCCTTCAAAAGTTACCAATAAAATAAATCCTCAGCGTGAAATTAAACTTCGCAAAGATTATCGTTCACCTCCTGCTGGATATCCAGACTCAATTAAAGATCGTCTTGCTGCGGCAGAAGCTGGTAATGAACCACCAATGCCAGGTTCTGGTCCTTACAAAACAAAGCAGTCTGATCCATTAAAAACTCCTCCAATAATTGTTACACCTGATAAACCTTTAGTGACTAGCAAACCCAATAGTGCTTTGACCGCTGCTGGTTATGATCAATCGGGTAAAAAGATTACCACTATACCAAAACCAAAGTTGAAACCTGAAAGACCCTCTGATGTAATTCCTAGTGGTCCTGGAATCACAACTCCTGGTTCTATGATTTACATTGAACCAAAGCGACAAAAACTTCAAGATCGTGTACCACAGCAGAAAATACAAGATCGTGTTCCACAACAAAAACTTCAAGATCGTGTACCACCATCTGCTGTTAATCCAAAACCAACTTCAGCTGGTCCTTATGCTCCAGCGCAATCTGATGATCCATTTCATCAGCGTTATGCGAAAACTGCTTCTTATCTTGGACAAGTCCCTCGTGATAGAAAACCATCAGAAAAGAAAGAGCCTATTCAGAACCTATATCAAATTAATAAGGGCGACACTCTTGAGAAAATTGCTAGAAAAATTGGTGGTGAAAACTGGCAACAAACTCTTAAAGGTATAAGAGAGAAAAATCCAAAGATTAAAGAAAGAGCTTTGAAGATTGGTGGAGAATTGATTTTACCAGAAAGTAAATAAGGGATAAAAATATGTTAGCATTACTATCACCACTATTTGGTATTTTGGGCAGTTTGCTACCCTCTATTGTGAGAATATTTGAACGTAAGCAGGAGATTAAGTATGAACTTGAACTTACAAAGATCAAAATTGATGCAGCCGAACGCCAAGCCGATCTCAATTTCAATGTTGAGGTGGTTAAGGCTGACGCTCAGTCACGACAATCTGCTCTTGATCATGATAAGTCTCTTGATGGTGGAAAGTTTATTAACGCACTACGCGCTTCTATCCGCCCTGTTATAACTTACTCGTTCTTTTTCGTTTTCGTAGCGATAAAAATCGCAGCTGCATGCGTAATGCTTTCAACTGGTCAGTCTGTGCCTGCAATGCTTGATGCTGTATGGGATGCAGAAACTATGACGCTTTTCTCTACAATTATCGCTTTTTGGTTTGGCAGTCGTATGATGGAAAAACAAGAGCGCATGGCTCCGTCCCAAGTTACTATTACAGCCACAACAAAGAAAAAGTAATTTACTTTTCAAATAAATAGTAATTAAAACGGAGAGTTAAATGGCATCGCCAACGACCAGAACTGAATTTAAAGAAAATTGTTTGCGTAGACTTGGCAAACCAGTAATAGAAATCAACGTCGATGACGATCAGGTGGATGATAGGGTCGATGAAGCTTTACGCTATTATTGGGACTATCATTTCGATGGCTCGTCAAAAACGTTCTACAAATATCAAATTACACAACAAGACAAAGATAACCAATACATCACTATCCCTGAAAACATCATTGGGGTTATTAATATCTTTGATCTCGGGTCAGCTCTTGGTACTAACAACCTATTTAATATTCGTTATCAAATCGCCCTTAATGACCTTTATACACTCACATCTGTGTCCATGGTTCCATACTATATGGCTATACAACATATTCAGTTCCTTGAATATTTGTTAGTTGGTAAACAACCGTTAAGATATAATAGAAATACCAATCGTTTAAATATAGACATGGATTGGGATAGACTTAACATTGGTGAATATTTGATTGTAGAAGCTTACGAAGTCGTTAATCCTGATACGTATACTGATGCTTGGTCTGATCGTTGGTTGTTGAGATATGCTGCATGCTTAATCAAGCAACAGTGGGGTCAAAACTTAAAGAAATTCGAAGGCATGAGAATGCCTGGAGGATTGACTTTCAACGGACAAAAAATATATGACGAAGCTACTGCTGAAAGAGAAAAACTAGAGCAAGAAATGATCTACACTTACAGCTTGCCTGTTACAGACATGATCGGCTAATACAATGGCAACTAATTTTTTCTTCAATAACTTTCAATCTTCTCAAGAACAGCTTTTACTTGAAAATTTGATTATTGAATCCATAAAAATTTATGGAGAGGACATGTATTACATTCCTCGAAAACTTAACAACTACGATGCTGTTTATGGAGCTGATGATCAATCAAGTTATGAAAATGCTTACCCTATAGAAATTTATATTAAAAACGTCGACGGTTTTCAGGGCGATGGAAACTTTATGTCTAAGTTCGGTTTAGAAATTAGAGACAGAGTTGTATTTTCTATGGCACAAAGAATATTCAATGAAGAAATTGGGACGTTTACTAATCAGGTTCGCCCTAACGAAGGAGACTTAATTTATTTCCCATTGAATAAGAAATGTTTTCAAATTAAATATGTAAACAAGTTCGAGATGTTTTATCAACTTGGCTCTTTACAAACTTGGGAAGTTACTTGTGAATTGTTCGAGTATGCTGGTGAAATTTTGAGTACTGGTATTCCAGAAATTGATATTCTGCAAAAGAAATTTGACACCAATCAATACCATTGGGCTGTATTAGACGAAACTGGTGCTATGATATTGGATGAAGAAGGCAACATTATTGTCCTTGAAGGATCTAGTATAAATGATCTTATTCCTTCTGCAGACAACGATGAGATACAAAGAGAGTCTGATTTGTTTGTTGACTTTACTGCTTATGATCCGTTTAGCGAAAGAACAATATAATGTTCAGTACACCGTTTTATTTTAGTTTACTACGTAAGTATGTAATTCTTACCGGGACTCTTTTTAATAATATACGTATAACCCGCACTAATTCTAGCGGCAATCAAACGTCATTGTTGAAAATTCCTATTACATATGCCCCAAAAGATAAAATGCTGTCTCGTGTTATTCAAGATACAGCTATTGATCGTCAAACAGCTACAATTCCTCTTCCTGCTATTTCTTTTGAAATGGGAAAAATGGTATATGATGGAACAAGAAAACTTAATACGATTGGAAAATCCTCAGTAAAAGACGCTACATCTGCCAGCAAATTTAAATATCAATACAATCCAGTTCCATACAATATAGAATTTAAAGTTTACATCTATGCAAAAAATGCAGAAGATGGAACTAAAATAATTGAGCAAATACTTCCCTATTTTACTCCGGACTGGACTACTACAGTTAATTTGATACCTGAAGTAGAAGTTACTATGGACATACCGATCATATTAAACAATATCAGTTATAGTGACAACTATGATGGTGATTTTAAAGAAAGAAGAGCCATTATATGGACTTTAGATTTAGAATTAAAAGGATATTTGTATGGACCTGTTAAAAAGTCTAACATTATTAAGTTTGTCAACACTAATTTTTACATACCTAATGTTGATGATGGTAAATTACAAACTGCAGTTGGCAACACAACGATCATAGAAAAAGTTACGGTGCAACCGGGATTAACTGCTAATGGTGATCCTATAAATTACTTTGGTCAACCAAACACCAGTTTAGGCACGGTAGCATATACTGACATTGAGATTAGCGATGATTTTGGATATATAACCCAAGTTTACAACACAGATGAGATAGAATGAACGAAGAAAATAATGATGATCCGATTGGTAAAGCTCTTGGATTAACACCTGTTGAAAAAGAAGTTGATGTGGTTTCGAAAATGATTGCTGATGCGCATAATGATAGCGCAAAACAAGATTTCGAGGTGGCTAGAGCAAATATCCATAATATGATCGAAAACGGTCAAGAAGCTATGATAAAATTAGCTCAGATCGCAGATAGTTCTCAACACCCAAGAGCGTTTGAAGTTCTTGCTAAACTTATGGACACAATGTTAGTAGCTAATGAAAAGCTATTAGATCTACAAACTAAAATCAGAGATATAAGCACTTCTGATAGCCCAATTAACGAAAAAGCTAAAACAATTAATAATAACCTGTTTGTTGGTTCAACAGCTGAGCTTCAAAAAGTTTTAAAGGACATGAAGAAGAATGGCGACGCTTGAAAACGACAAGGGGTACAAAGGTAATGTACTTCTAAAAAGAGCTAACGAAGACATTGATTGGTCGCCAGAGCTTATCCAAGAATGGGTTAAGTGTTCTGAAGATCCGATTTATTTTGTTGAAAACTATATGAAGATCATTTCCTTAAATGAGGGTTTGGTAACTTTTAATCCATATCCTTATCAGAGAAATATGATAAGCTCTTTCGTTGATAATCGTTATACTATCGTTACGACTGCTCGTCAGGCAGGTAAGTCTACAACTACTTGTGGTTTTATTCTTTGGTACATAATTTTCCATGCAGACAAAACTGTTGCTTTGTTGGCTAACAAGGGCGAAACTGCAAGAGAAATTCTCGGTCGTGTTCAGCTTGCTTATCAGCACCTACCTAAGTGGCTACAGCAGGGTGTGAAAGAATGGAACAAAGGTTCGTTCGTTCTAGAAAACAACAGTCGTGTTATCGCTTCCGCTACTTCTGCTAGCGCTATTCGTGGTTACACTATCAACCTTTTGTTTATCGACGAAGCTGCACACATTGAAAACTGGGATGAGTTCTTCACCTCGGTTTATCCTACTATTTCGTCAGGTACCGAATCTAAAATTATTCTTGTTTCAACCCCTAATGGTTTGAACCACTTCCATAGTACTTGGGCTAATGCTATCCAAGGTAAAAATGGATATAATCCTATACTTGTGAATTGGCGCGATGTTCCGGGAAGAGACGATAAGTGGAAAGAACAAACCCTTTCTGGTATGAACTTTGATATTGAGAAGTTCAATCAGGAAATGGAATGCGAGTTCCTTGGTTCTTCTGGCACGCTTATCGCTGGCTGGAAACTTAAAGAGCTTGTAGAGCAAATTCCGATAACTAAAAAAGACGGTATGTATCAATACATTAAGCCCGAGAAAGGTCGTGCTTATTTAATTATAGCTGACGTTTCAAGAGGTAAAGGATTAGACTATTCGGCGTTTCAAGTAATCGATGTTACTAAAATGCCATATAATCAAGTGTGTGCTTTCAGAAATAATGGAGTTACACCAATAGATTATGCAGATATTATACACAGAACAGCGGTTGCTTATAACAACGCTGCTGTTTTGGTAGAAATTAATGACATCGGCGAGCAAGTTTCACATTCGTTGCATTATGATTTTGGATATGAAAATATTCTATTTACGGAAAATTCTGGTCGTGCAGGCAAGAAGGTTACTGCTGGGTTTAGCGGTCGTACAGCTGACAAGGGTATCAGAACCACAAAACTCGTTAAGTCCGTGGGCTGTTCTATGCTCAAACTATTAATCGAACAGAACCAGTTTGTTGTTAATGATTATCACACCATTCACGAATTATCAACCTTCTCAAAAAAAGGTAACTCGTACGAAGCAGAGTCTGGAAAACACGACGACTTAGTAATGTGTCTTGTTTTGTTCGCTTGGCTTTCAGAGCAGCAATATTTTAAAGACTATACTAACATAAACACTTTGATGTCTCTCCGAGAAAAAACTGAAGAAGATATGGATCAAGATTTATCACCTTTTGGATTCGTTTTCGACGGCAGAGAAGATTTTGGAGACCAAGAAGAGTTTGAAAAGTTAGTTCCGGAAAGTTGGATGTGGCAGACGAATCAAGACTTCTAAAAAACTAATTTTAATAAATAATTGAAATATGTTCTACATTCTCGCAAAAAGGAGAAAAAAATGCCATTTCAACTAAGTCCAGGTGTTAATATCAGCGAAATTGATTTAACCACAGTTGTTCCTACAGTAGCTACTACTGACGGCGCTATTGCTGGTGTGTTTCGTTGGGGTCCGATAGGCCAGAGAATTCTGGTTGATTCTGAAAACAATTTAGCAGTTCGTTTCGGAAAGCCAACAAACTTCAACGCAGAAACATTCTTTACCGCTGCAAACTTCTTAGCATACGGTAATCGCCTTTATGTTTCACGTGCAGCTAAAACTACAGGTTCTACTCCAAGTTTAGAAATAAATTTGGCAGCTAATACTGGTTCATCAAATAACATTTTTACAGTTGCAAACACTGCTGAACTAGCAGTTGGTATGTACGTTACACAGTCTAGTAACACATCAGCTGTTCCAAACGGTTCTGAGAATCTTAAAATTACAGAAATTATAAACGCTACAGCTGTAAGAATATCTACTAATGTGTTTTCTCAAGGCACTGGAGCTAGTGGTAACTCTAACGTAGTATTTGCTCGTTCTGATACAGCTTATACAGCTGTTGCAACTGAAACCAATGCCGTTGTCGCAAATATTGCTTCGCAAATTGTAAAGAATGAAAACGAGTACAGTTCACTAGATGGTACATTTGATCCGGATATTTTATATATTGCTAAGTATCCTGGTTCTATCGGAAACTCTCTAAAAGTTTCGGTTTGTAGTTCCGCAAATCAATTCAATTCTAACATCACATTGACAGACAGTCAATTAGTATTGAATGTAGGTTCAACCGTTGCGACATTAACTACTAATGCTTCAAGTAACACTCTTGCTAACACTGTGATACCTTCACTTTCAGTAGGTGATTTTATTATTGCTGGAAACAGCTTGAACAACCAGCAGTATTTAACTGTTAAAACTATTTCTACTGTTGTAAGTAATACATCTTTAAACCTTACGTTTGGAAATACTGGTACTAACGGAAGCGTTAATGCGTTTAATGGATTTATTTCCATTAACAATATTTCAAATGGAAATTTGATCTTTAATTATGGCGACACAGTAGTTTATGCAAATGCTGCAGGAAATACTGTTACTGGTGGATTGGGTAGTGGAAGCCGCTACATTATCTTCGAAGCAAACAGTACAGGCGTCAAAATTGCTGCCGACTACGCAAAGTTCTTAACTGGTACTTCAGCAGTTACTGCTAATGCTAGCGGAGCAGGAAATAGCCACACATTTACTCTAGACCAAAAAAAATTGAGTATAACTTTTGAAGAGCCTTACAGACTAAGCAGTGATATTGCTTCAAACACTATCCAACGTTATTGGGGATTCTTCAATGTTGTTGACACTCCTCCTGGTCAGTCCGACTATGTTCGCTTAAACGGTAACACTTCAGCTAGCGACGAACTTCACGTTGTTGTTTCCGATGAAGATGGATTGTTCACAGGTACTCCAGGAACTATCTTAGAAATTTATAACGGTGTATCTCGCGCTACAGATGCTACAAATAATGACGGTTCAACAAATTACTACAAAACAGTAATAAATGAAAACTCAAATTACATATGGTTTGCAAAAGATAGATCATCTGGTCCTTCAAATACTGCTTTGAATTTAGTAAATGAAAGTAATAATGCTCCGCTATATATGAATATGACATTGGGTTCAGATGGATTAAGTGAAGAAAATGCAACACTTCCAATTCTTGGAAGCGCATTAGACCTCTTTATTTCTCCAGAAGACATTGACATTTCTCTAGTATTGCAGGGTCGTCCAATTGGCGGAACAACTGTTGTTGGTGGTGAAACAATCAACAACTTCCTACTTGCAAATTACATTATCGATAATATCTGCGAAGTTCGTAAGGATTGTATCGCTCTTATCTCGCCAGATAAGTCAAAGGTTCTTAACAACGTTGGTAACGAAGCATTGAGCTTGAAGAACTGGAGAGGCGCTATCCGTAACACCTCTTATGCGGTTCTTGATTCTGGATATAAGTACCAATACGATCGTTACAACGACATTTATCGTTGGATTCCTTTGAATGGTGATATTGCTGGTCTATGTGTACGCACTGATAGCACTAACGACGCATGGTGGTCTCCAGCTGGTTTCAACCGTGGTAATATTAAGAATGTTGTAAAGCTTTCTTGGAATCCTCGTAAAGCTGAACGTGATGTTCTTTATAGCAACGGAATCAACCCAGTTGTAACATTCCCAGGTCAGGGAACTGTGTTGTTTGGTGACAAGACATTACAAGCCAAGCCTTCTGCCTTTGACAGAATAAACGTTCGTAGATTGTTCATTGTTCTAGAAAAAGCTATCTCTACTGCCGCTAAGTTCTCTCTATTCGAGTTCAACGATGCGTTCACTAGAGCACAGTTCAAGAACCTTGTAACTCCTTACCTACGTAACATTCAGGGTCGTCGCGGTATTACTGATTTCTTGGTAGTTTGCGATGACACTAATAATACTCCAGCGATTATTGATTCGAACCAGTTTGTTGGTGATATCTACATTAAGCCAGCAAGAAGCATCAACTTTATCCAGTTGAACTTCGTCGCTGTTGGAACTGGCGTTCAATTCTCCGAAGTTGTCGGCAAGTTCTAATAAATAGATGAAAGCTCAAAAGGAGTAAAAATAGATGCCATTTAATATTAGCGCATTCAAGTCAAACGGTCTGGTATACGGTGGTGCCAGACCATCTCTATTCAATGTGTTCATGTCTGTCCCACCTGGAATCGGTATTGATAATGTGTCAAAGGATAAGTTCCGTTTTGTTTGTAGAACAGCGGAAATTCCTGAATCTTCAGTTTCTGTAATCGAAGTTCCTTATTTTGGACGTAAAATCAAGGTAGCTGGCGAAAGAGCGTTTGCTGATTGGTCTGTTTCGGTGTTAAACGATGAAGACTTCTCAGTGCGTTCGATGTTCGAAACTTGGTCAAATGCTATCAATCGTTTAGTTTCTAACGTTCGTGACCCAGCAATTGCGACTGAAAACTACAAGGTTGACCTTGATATCATTCAGTATGGTAAGGATGGTTCAACAATCAGATCTTATCAGCTTATCGGTGCTTTCCCAACAGGAATTGGTGCTATTGGTCTCAACTGGGACTCTGCTAATGCTATCGAAGAGTTCAGCGTAAACTTTGCTTACGATTATTGGATTCCGCTCGTAGAAACTTCTGATAAGAAAGCTGGTGGCGTTAACACTTATGGTGATGCTGCCCAGCAAGATGGTCCTAACGGTCCAACGTAATCTATTCAATTGAATAATGATAAGGGGGGAACTCAATTTCCCCCCAATTTGGAGAAATAAATGGAATTATTTGGATTCGAGTTTAAAAGAAAAGAAGAAAAACCGTTAGTTTCTTTTTCGGCAACGAAAGATACTGATGATGGCGCATTAGTAATTTCGGCTGGTGGTGCTTATGGCACTTATGTCGACCTTGATGGTACAGTAAGATCAGAAGCAGATTTAGTTACCAAATATCGTGAAATGGCTTTAAATCCAGAATGCGATTCAGCAATTGATGAAATTGTCAACGAATCAATAGCTATTGATGATAAAAACTTAGTAAAAATTATTGTTGATGATTTAAAAGTTTCAGATCAGTTAAAGAAAATTATTAGAGAAGAATTTGATAACTGTTTAAAGATCATTGAATTTAACAAGTATGCATACGAAATTTATCGTCGTTGGTACATCGATGGTCGTTTATATTATCATGTGTTGATTGACGACAAAAATCCAAAAGACGGCATTAAAGAATTAAGATATATTGACCCTCGTAAAATCCGTAAAGTGCGAGAAGTACAGAAGAAAAGATCAGCGCAAAATACTACTGAAATTGCTGTCACTAAAGTAGTTAACGAATACTACATTTTCAATGATAAAGGTTTCAATTACGGAAACAAAACAGTTGGTCCTAATACCACTGGTTTAAAAATTTCTAGAGACTCTATTGTGCACGTTGTATCTGGTTTAACTGATAACCAAGGCACAATGGTTCTTTCTTATTTACATAAAGCAATTAAAGCTTTAAATCAGCTGAGCACTCTTGAAGACGCTTTGGTTATTTACCGCCTCGCACGTGCGCCCGAGCGCAGAATTTGGTACATCGATGTTGGTAACTTACCAAAAATGAAGGCTGAGCAGTACGTTCGCGAAATTATGGTTAAGCATAAAAACCGTTTGATCTATGATGCTGCTACTGGTCAAGTTAGAGACGATCGTAAGTTCATGACTATGTTGGAAGATTATTGGCTTCCTCGCCGCGAAGGTGGTCGTGGCACAGAAGTTACTACCCTTCCGGGTGGCCAGAACCTTGGCCAGATGGACGACGTACTATATTTCCAAAAGAAATTTTTACAAACACTAAACGTTCCAGTAAGCAGATTAAATTCTGACGCACTATTTTCTATTGGTCGTGCTACAGAAATTACTCGTGACGAATTGAAGTTTGAACGTTTCATCACTCGTTTAAGATCTCGTTTCTCGCATCTGTTTGTAAAGATGTTAGAAAAGCAATTGATTTTAAAAGGCATCTTAACTGTTGAGGAATGGCAAGTAATACAAAATCAAATTCGTTTTGATTTCGCTAAGGACAATTACTTTGCCGAGCTTAAGAAAGCTGAGATTCTTCAAAACCGCATTTCTCAAACTCGTGATTTGCAAGATATGGCTGGTAAATACGTTTCTCATAACTGGATTCGTAAGAACGTTATGCAGCAGTCTGAAGAAGAAATAGAAATGCAAGATGCATATATTAACGACGAAATGCAATCTGGCGATCCACGTTGGATTAATCCGTTAGTTATGCAAAACGAACAAATGTTGCAGCAAGATCAAGCTGGTGCGCAAGACCAACAAGGCGAACAACAGCCTGAAGATGATGAAACAAGACAAAAAATGGAACAAGTTAGACAGGCTATGATTACTGTTGAACAAATGAAAGAAAAGGGTGTACAAAACAGATCAACTCAAGAACAGTCAGCATATAAGGCTGCAGTACAGTTGGTTGCTAAGAACCCTGAAATCGCTCAACGTATAGGCGCAGTTAAGTAAAGGATGATATAAATGGTAGAAGATAATAAATATGATTTGACCGATTTAGTTGTTTCTGCAATTGAACAGAAGCCATTAGATTTTGAATCAGCATTCAACGATCTTATTGTTGATAGAATTCGTGGCGCTGTTGAACAAAAGAAAATTGATATAGCTCAACAGATGTATGGATATGAGCCTGAAGAACAGTATGATGACGCCGAAACAGAAGAAGATATAGAAGATAATTCAGAGGAAGAATTTAATGGCGAAGAGTCTTAACGATATTTTACAACGTTATAGCGACGTTATTTTAGGCAAACTACCGCCTTCGAAAATCGAATCATTAACTACTGGCGAAAATCCAGGAGTTGATTATGCAGATAAAATGAAGGATGGTCGCGATTTCATTGCTCAACATTCAGTTGAAAAACATCCTGATCGTAACGGAAACGGCGATGATGTATTTAAAGGTTCAACTAAGAAAGCCGAGATGGAACGTCATGGCCATGAACCAAAGCCAAAGGACATTCAGGTTTATAACAAGACCCAGCAGGTTTCTGAAGAAAAAGAAGATATGTCTGGCAAAACTTGTAAGAAATGCAAAAAAGGCAAATATGTAGAAACATCTCAGCACGACGACATGAAAGGTGTTTTACATTGTTCAAAGTGTGGATCGGGTACTAAGCGTTGGGCGCTTAAAGAAGCCAAGGACGAAAGAGAATATGGCTACGAAGGCGATATGGCTATCACTCAGTTAAAAACTATTTGCCGTAATGCCGAACATTTAATGAAGATGATGAAGCCTGACACTGATTTGCCAGAGTGGGTGCAGTCAAAGATTACTAAGGCTGAAGATTATATCTCGACTGCTCACGATTATCTAATGTCAGAAATGAATGAAGAAGCCCTTGATGAAGCAAAGTGCAACATGACTGAAGCAGGTAAGATGTGTGAAGTTCATGGTATGAAGGCTTGTACAAAAGAAGACAATGAATCAGCTTCGGATAAAGAACCACGTTATAATGGTAAGAAAAAAGAAGGTCGTCAGCTAATCACTGATAAGAAGCTTCAAGAAATGGCAGCTTCACAAAATCAGGCAATCGCTGCTCGTATTGCTTTACAGCATAAGCGCGAAGGAACTATGCCTCCAAAGGGAACTGCTTCTTACTCAATGATGGACATGTCAGAAAAGCAATTACACGATTATACTAAAGCTAAAAAAGGCGCTCCTGATAAAGT